CGCATACTGCGGATCAACGGCCTGAACGCGATCACCGACGACGTAGTGGAAGCGGCGCGCAGCACCCTCGTGATCGGTGTCACTTAGCTCTGACAGCGCTGTGCCAATTAGCGCTGACATCTACAGCCATCGACCAGCCTGCGATAGACAGCAAGACATCGAAAACTCGCCTCCCTCTTGTCGACCTGAGACGGTGAACCCGTAACGCAGGCACTTCTGGAAGATTCGCGAGCGCCCCCCGCAACGGCGTCGCGCTGAACCTGCCACGCCCGGCCCATGAGCCGGCGCGCATCACCTCCAACGACCCAAGTGACCTCCGCGTCGCCGGTCAGTGATGCGCGTATCAACGATCCGGGGCTTGTCAGCGCGGCCTTCGACGATTCATGGTCGACCCTCGAACAGGAGGTCGCGCTGATCGATCGGCTGTTCGGCGGCGAGATCGCCGCGCTGTTCGAAAGGTCTGAAAATGGGAAGCGACACGTTCGCGGGTAAGCGCGTCTTCGTCTATGCGCGGGTATCGACGACGCGGCAGGAAAAGAACGACTTGTCGTTGCCGGATCAGATCGCCACCGCCGAACGCTGGATCGAGGATCATGGCGCCCAGGCTGTCCGGGTCTTCTCGGAAGCGGGCAGCGCCACCGACGATCATAGGCGCGCTTTTCGTGAAATGATCGCGCTGGCCGAGTCGGATGAGCGTCCGGTCGACATCATCCTCGCGCATTCGCTGTCGCGGCTGTTCCGCAATGCGCTCGACTTCATGCAATATCGCGAGCGGCTGCGCCGCAAGAAAATCCGCATTATTTCGGTGACGCAGGATTTCGGCGACGATCCGACGTCCGACCTAGCCGTGTCGATGCTCGCTATCTTCGACGAATATCATTCGGCCGAGAACGCCAAGCATGTTCGCCGCACCATGGTGGCCAATGCCGTGAACGGCTTTTGGAACGGCCAGACGCCGCCGATCGGCTTTCGCACCTGCACCGTGTCGTAGGCGCGCGGCAAGGACCGCAAGAAGCTGGAGCACGACCCCGAGACGGTCGACATGGTGCGGTACATCTTCAAGACGTATCGCGAAGGCACGGCGAGCGGCCCGATCGGCGTCACGGGCTTGGCGCATCACCTCAACGAACGCGGTTATCGCATCCGGGGCAAGCGGTTCAGCATCGGGACGTTGCACAACATCCTGACTAACACCGCCTATATAGGCTATGTAATCTTCAACCGCCGGAATTCTCGCACCGGTGAGACGCGGCCGGAAAGCGAGTGGGTGCCGATCCCGGTGCCGCCGATCATTGATGAAGAGACGTTCTACGCGGTCCGCCAGCAGATGGCCGACCGCGACCCGCGAATGGGCGAAGCGGCCGCGAAGACGAATACGAATCTGCTGACCAGCCGCGCGGTCTGCGGTTGCGGTGGGGACGGTTGCGGCGCCGGGATGATGACGAGCACCGGAAAGTCCGGCCAGTATCGCTATTACGCCTGTTCGGCGCGGGTCAAGCGCGGGCCGGACGCGTGCACGGGACGCCGCGTCCCGATGGGGCAACTGGACGATCTGGTCGTCGGCGCGGTGACCCGTCATCTCGTCCAGCCGGAACGGCTGACCACGCTTCTGCAGACATGGCTGGACCGGTCGGCCACCGCCGTCGCCGAGCGCGCGGCCGAATTGAAGCGGCTCCGCGCCCGGCTGACCCAACTCGATGGCGAGAGCGCCAGCGTAATCAGGCTGGTCCGGAACAACACGCTGAGCCCCGACGATCCGCAAGTCGCCAGTGAACTCGGCAATATCCGTGCGCAGAAGGCCAGCACCCAAGCCGACATCGCCGTCCTTGAACGGCAGCTCGACGCCGGTGATCGACGAATCACGCCTGAAATCATCGCCCGGTTCGGCGATCTGCTTCGCCGTAAGCTGGACGAGCCGGACGGCAGGACGCGCAAGGAATACATCCACCTGCTCGTGGACCGCGTCGAAGTCGGCGACCGCGAGGTTCGGATCACGGGGCGCAACGCGATGCTGGAACGCGCGATCATAGCATCCCAGACGCCGAGTGCCGCAGTGCCCAAAGCTGAACAGAAATGGCGCACCCGACAGGATTCGAACCTGTGGCCTCTGCCTTCGGAGGGCAGATGTCATTCATGCTCTTTCCCTAGCATTTTTGCGGCTTTGGCGCTAATCTTATTTTCGGCTTGTACGAAGCCTGTACGAAGAGCCTCCAAAATCTTGGCGTCGCTGTCCTCGGCATGGGTGTAAATCTTGTCGACCATCCCGCCCTTCGCGGACCAGCCACCGACGCTTTCGACGGACTTGCTATCGACGCCCTGGCGGACGCGCATTTCCTGCCCGAAGCCATGGCGACCGGCAGAATGGGGCGGCAAGTATGGGATACCAGCGCGCTTGCAGGCAGTCCGCCAGCCGCTGCGTGGACCATCCTTGTCGGCAAAGCCGAAGACCCGGAGATTGCGCCGATAGCGTGCATCCCAGCCACGCGGAGCCTTGGGCTTCAAAGCACGCAACTCTTCGACCAGCTCAGGCATAAGCTGAACGGTGCGATCGTCATGCCCCTTGGCTCCGGGGATGACAGCTTTGCCTTTGTCTAGGTCGAGGTTGTCCGGGTGCATGGCGACCGCTTGTCCAATCCGGGCGCCGGTCGTGAACATGAACATCGCAAGGGCTGCGTGCCGCTTACTGGCCTTCGCCCGAAAGGCGAGGATCCAGTCCCAATCACCAGGGACCTTCGGCTTGCGGCTGACCTTGCCACGCGCCCGATCCTGCTTGACGCGCTCCTGCTTGTCATAGCCGGGGATACGGATCGGCGGGCAGTGGCCCAACTCGCTGGCGTTGTTGATAACGGCTCGCGCCGGAGCGATGACCCAGCGCCGCCATGTGTCGACAGCGTTGTCAGGATACAGGTCGCGCCCGAGTTCGCGGATCATCTTCGGGGTGATTTTCTTGATCGGCAGCGCGCCAATGCGTTCAACGATAGGGATCAGATAGCGCGCCATTTGCTCGGTTGCTGCATACAGAACAACTGCATCATTGAACGTGAACTCGCGCTCCTGTGCCTCTTCATGGCCTAGGACTGCCCGCCGCTCTTCGCGCGCCTGACGTTCCGCGATCCACTGCCGCGCGCCATCTTCTGTAGATGCGCCAGTGCTTTCGCGGATGTAGTCGGTGATGTCGCGCCCGTTGAACTGGATACGGCCTTTTGCCCACCAGGTCGTGCCACGGAGATAGGGTTCGAGTGGCATGCGCCGTCCTCTAGAATGTGGTCAATCTGCTCCGGCGTAATCAGCATCGCCTTGCCGAGCGTAATGTAAGCGCCGATCGCGCGGGCCTTCGACCTCAACGCACGTTCGGACATCGGAATTTGGCGGGAAGCGAACTCGGCACACCATTGCGCCGGGGTCTTGGCCCGCTCATGCGCGTAACTACCCATCCCTCCCTCCCCTCAACCGTTCCCGAACCTCGTCACCCTCACCCGCCATCTGCGTCGTGCGACCATTGGCTGCGCGGTATTCGGTGGCGACTTGCGGCGTGCCGGGGCGAATGACCCGAAACCCGGCGTCGTCGTACCGAACCGCCCGCTTCTCGCTCATCGCGAAACCGGAGGCGGTCATGCGGCTTCTCCCGCAAACAGATTGCCCTGGCGCTGCGCGTCCTCGATGCGGCGGCAGGCGATGTCGAAGTAGGTCGGGTCGCGTTCGATGCCCACGAAGGTCCGCCCGGATATCGAACAGGCGACACCGGTGGTGCCAGACCCCATGGTGAAATCGAGGACTTCCTGCCCCGGCAAAGTGTGCGAAAGCACCAAGTACTCCATCAGATCGACTGGCTTCTGGGTGGGGTGGACGCTGCTATTCTGGGTGTCGGCAGAGAACGTCACGACCGAATGGGGGTAACGCTCGGTGCTGTCGTAATGATAATCCCCAGCCATGTTCCCGTAGACATCGGTCTGCAGATGCTTGCCTCGGAACGTGGTCTTGCGCTCATGTCCGGTGGTCTTCTGCGGGAAATACGGTGCAGCCCCGTCGCAAAATACGCTGATAAACTCGTGCGCTCGCAAAGGCTGGCGCTTCGCATTCAAAAAGCCCGTGGCTTTCAGCTTTCGCCAAACCCAATCGTATTTGAACTGGCGAAGATTGGATGTCCGTAAAACCGATGAGAACGGCTCCATGCCGAAAAGGAGCACGGGAACATTCGGCCCCGTCACGAAGAGCAGCGCATCCCACATATCCTGCAGGGGTATGACGGCATCCCATGCGCAGCGAGTGGTGCCATATGGGATGTCGGTGATCACCGCATTGACGGGCTGCAACGTCGGCAGCACCTCGCGGCAATCACCCAGGTATAGTGTGGCGTTGCCGATGACCTCCTTGCGCTGGTAGCTCATGCCTGCACCTCCCCGTGCGAGAGCGCGGCGGAAAGAAGGCCGGGGTGATAGACCCGCTTGATCGCACAGAGGCAAATCGGATCGCCGCCTTCCGGATCATCCATGTAGATGCCCGGCGTCTTGCCTTCTGGGTCAAGCTCCCATCGCCCGGTCATCAAATATGCGGTTGGCGCGGCCTCGGCTGGCTTCACCCTACCCGCCCGACCGTCATAGAAAGGCTCAGCGCTGACAGGCACGACGCCTTTCGGGCTATTGATTGCGTCGTCCAGCGCATCCCGCAAGCTCACCTCCCCCGCCGGGACCGCATCGACAGCGGGCGCGCGATACTGGTCGCCAGCATCACAGGAGCAAGTGCGCTCGGTCTGGATCGTAATGCCGGTGTCGCAGCAATCCGTGCACGGGCCTCCGTCGTCACCTTCCTCCGCATCGACAGCGGGCGCGGTGGTGGGGGAGCGACCGGCGATATATGCGTCGATCATATCATCAGCGCCATAATCACGGTCCCGCGAATGACCTGGTGCGACGCGTGCATCGAGCCAGTCTTCCGCCTGCTCTTCGACCTCCCCCGCATCGCCCGCGCGGCTGTCGAGGGCGGCGAGGGCAATACGGACGTGATCACCCGTGTCGAATTTTCCGTCCATATATTCGCTGCGAAGACCGGGCGGCAGGCCCAACACATCAGCGGCAATCCTACGCGCCTCGCGCACAGCATCCGGCGTCTGGGTGGTCATGCTGCCTGGCTCCCGCACCGGATTGACGTATCCACACCACCGACACCGCACTCAGCGTCGCTGTTGAAGTTATCGCCTAGGTCGAGCAGCGGGCTGGTCACCGCTGCCTTGCGCAAATCCTCATAGCTGTACTCGGTGGTAAAGGTGCCATTTCCGATCCGCTCCAGATGCGACCACCACAGGGGCTCAGCCGGATCTCGGCGGATGCGATGCAACAGGACCGGGTAGGACAGCATGAAGCAGAGCGTGCAGTTCCCCTCCCACTCCTCCAAACCGAGGTCGAAGCCCTGAGGCAGCGTGGCGGCGGCTGCCGAGCCGAAGTCGCGCTGGATCGCCACAGCATCCCCCGGCGTCAAGGAGCCGAACCAGAACTTACGCACGTCGCCCTTACGGTGGCCGGCTCGCACCATCGGCATGACGGTCGTCCAGGGGGACTTGCCTACTTCGTTTTGCTGATCCTTTTTCGCAACACGGCGCATTTCGTCCGCGCGAAGGCCAATGACATTGGTCCAGTGCTCGTAGCCCCGCGCCTCCATGAAATCGGCGCAGACCTGCACCTTCAGATGCTCGGTGCACCAGCGATGGATGGCGTTGGGGGTCGATTTCTTGCTGCGCACAAGCGCCTCAAACGGTTCTCCAGCCCGCGCGGCGCTGTTAAAGCCGACCTCTTCAAAACGCTCAGTGACAGGGGTGCCCTTGCGGCGGTCGCGCCATTCCAGCCAATGGATCGGCACGCCCCAGCGGACTTGGCACTCATGGACGAACCGCAGCGTCTCTTCACGTTCACGGCCCGTATTGCAGAAGACGACATGCACGTCAGCCGCGAACGCGCCCCCGGCGGCATCCAGCATCATCTTAAGCATGTACGCGCTGGTCCGCCCGCCCGAGAAGCTGATGAGCGCCGGGCCTTGGATCAAGTAGGGATTGCTCATGCCTTCCCCCCATCGCTGGCGTGAGAGGCGGGGGTGGCGAGAGACGGGCAATTCATGACCGGTGGGTTCGCTCCGGCACAATCACCGCCGCATATGCTGCAATCCACTTCCCGCTCCAAGGCCGCATCGACAGCGGGGGTAGCGGCTTCGACAAGCGCCCGCGCGGCATCTTGATAATTCGTCACCGGGTCCGTAGGCTTTATCCCGAACAGCGCGCGGATGGCTCTCATAAAGAAGCCACCCGCGTCTTCGTAGATGTCCTGCCCCCTTCGCAATTCAGCATGGAAAGCATTGATCTCGGCCCAGCCCATACGGTCGATTGCCCGTTGCAACGCCTCTTGTTCCGTCACCCCCTCCCCCTGGCGGATCGCGTCTGCGGAGAGGGTGGAGAGGGCTTCCTTGGCGATACGCTGAATAGTGCCGATGTCGCTGGCGATGGCATAGGCCATACCGCTCAACTTGGCACCTTCAGCATCCGCCATGCGCTGAAGATAGCCCAGCGGATTGCAGACATCTTCGAGTGCCTGGCGGTACGCCGCCTCGCGCACCCGCTCCACCGCCTCCCGATCCGTCGCGGGCGGGGCGGCGCGCAGGTCCTCTATCGTCTGCTCGATATGAGGAACGTACGGGTGGCGCTCGAAATCATTCGCCCGCACTTCATTGCGGATGAAGTCGACGTACGTCGTGAGGATGTCGATCGCATCCCTCTTCGCGCTATCGGGTATCTGGTCAGCCACGGGCATCACTCCATTTCTTCTCGGCACGCGCGACGATGGCGATGCAGCGAGCACAGTCTTGCGGGGGGACGGACGACGGGGTTTCGCAGAGGTGGCGAGGCATCACCAACCCTCCATCGGAAATTCGAGGTAGACCTGCACCTGTCGGCGGATCTCGTTGGTGATCTTGTCCGTGCGGTCGGTGTTGAAGCTGACCCGCCCGAACCAGCGCCATCCATTGGACACGGCAGGCACGCCGGTATGGAAAGCCTGCCAGTCGAAATGGACCAGCGTGCGGTCAGGTGCTGCGACACGCTCCATTTCGCCAGCCGCAAGCAGCCGTTCGACCTCAGCGTGCCATGCCCGGTAGATCAGATCGCCATCCGCAATCTCCGGCATCGTGCACTTGCCGATGGCAAAGTCAGTCGGGGCAACGTCGGCATTGACCAGCCCAAGAATGTGACGCGAGTGGTAGCGCGGCGCATCGTAGTCAGGTTGACCGGCGGTGACAAAATGCTGGCCAACCGGGATGGCTGGACGCGGCACATCGTCATGATGGAAACCGGGGATTGCCGGATACCAGCCGGGCATCAGCATGTGGACCCGGCTGTCGAAAACGGCAGGCTGATCGCGCCATTCACTGTCCAGAGCATCAATGAACGACCGGGTGATCGGGCCGCCCTGCGCATATGCAAAGGCCAGGTCCGAATTGAAGAACATCGGCTCATCCTTGATGGCGCTGTTTTCGATGTCCTGAGCGAAAGGCAACAGCGGCGTCATGCGGCTGTCGAAGCGCTTTGCGCCCTTCATTCCCCCGCCTCCCCCATGTCCTCATCCCCGCGCTTCTCACCAGCGTTGGGGTCAAGGGGGGTGGTGTCGATGCCGGACAGGGCAGCCTTGCGAGCATCGAGGTCAGCCTGAAGCTGGTCGCGGAACGGAGCCATCGCCTTCGACAGCCAGACGTTCTTGAGCGCGTCCAGATCGGGCGCATTGGCGATGGCGTTGCGGGCCTGGTCGATCGGTCCCGGCTTTACTTCCGTGACAAGCGGGCTGAACTCGTAATTTCCCTTCTTGCCCTGCGAGACGGTCAGCTTGACGACCTTCTTGCCGCTGATATGCGACATGTGGCTGATGCGGATGCCACCGACCGCGCCCTGATCGCCAAACCGAACTTCCGGGTCCCGGTAGAGGCGCAGCGACTTGCCGACCAGTTGCTCTGGCTCGGTGATGCCCCAGACCATGACCATAGCCCGGCCCATCGTCTTGCAGGGCTTCCACGGCTTCCCATTGTCGCCTTCGAAGTTGATGACGATCTTGGTGTCGCGGCCATCGCGGACGATACGGGCGCCGGTGATCTTGATGACGCGCGGACCTGCGATCAGGTCGTCTGCGTTAAGCTGGTCCGATCGCGGAGCCAGCGCTTCCATAAGCGTGCTCATAGGTAAATCAGCCTTTCGGTATCGACCATGCGCGCATCGGACGCGATCAGGTCTTCGTAGATTTTCTGCTTGTCAGTGAGGCGGCGCTCGAACTCGACAGCCGCGTTGCCGATGGCATCCTGGATGACCGGATCGGGATAGGCCCGGACCACAGCCATCTTCATGCCGCCGCTGTAGCTGACAAAATCCAGCCATTCGCGCTCAGCCACGAACAGCCCGGTCTGCACCTGGATCAGGAAGTCAGCAGGTACTGCATTAATGGCGACGCACTCGATGAACGTCTGCATCTGCCACTTCTGGATGCGCGACTTGATCTCGATGAGACCATCAGCGCCTACCAAGCCGTCTGGCGAATACCCGATTTTGAAGCCGAGCTTGTCGTTAGTGATGAAGCCGACTTCCTCGACCTCGCCATACACCTCGGCATATTTGGCGCGGGCATGTTCCTCATCAAACTTGCCACGCTCCATGTCGTGGCTCTCGTAATGAGGCTCCACGAACTTGGTAACGCGCTGGGCAAGCAGCTCGTAAAGGTGGCCACGCTCTTTGTCGTTCGACGCCACCTTTAGCGTCGGTGTGACGATCAGCTTCATAGTTGAGGCCGTCAGGATACCTGCACGGGCCTGATACCATTGCTCGCTACCCTGCTCGTACTCGCCATGAATGACGATGTGCGGCTTGCCTTCGGGGCTGTGGGTGCCGAACGGGATCGTCACAGCACGCACCAAAGGACAGCGAGCCCCCCGAACAGCAGGGTCATGGTGGCGATCTCGGCTGCAACACGCCACGCGGTCCACGGGCGGCCGTGTTCGTCATAAAAGCGAGGTTCGGCCCGTTCGCGCTGGGCATCGGTCATCGGCGCGGCCCAAGTGTGATCGCGGCCGGTGCGGGTAATCCGAAGCGGGGTCATGCGAAGCGCTCCAGATAGAGGGCTTCCCGGCGATCTTCGGCACGACGCTCGGCGGCATCGTCAAGCATGTCGCGGTAATGCGCCATGCACTCGGCCAGCAGGTCGTCGTCTTCGTAAAGGTCGTCGGGAATGATAATAAGTGGGTCAGCCGGGGTAATGTCGATGATCTCGACACTGGCTGGTTCGGGCGGCTCAATTAGGCTACCCTTGAACCCCGCGTAGAAGCTGTACTCGACGCGGATGTCGGCATCCTGCTCGTCGGAAAGCGTGATGCTAGTGGTGAAGCTGCTCATGCCTGCGCTCCCACCTGCTTGGCGCTAACGAACCAGCCACGATGATCCCGCCGGCGCGGCATCTTGAACGGCGCCAACTGGGTCGACAGGTCTGTGTTGCGGTTGAACAGTTCGAGATTGCGAGTGCGCAGGTTGGCGTTGTCGTCTTCCAGCGTGGCGATCTCAACCCCGCGCCGCTGCACTAGCTTCTCCGCCGCGTCACGCTGTCCAATTAGCGTCTCGATGTCTGCCTCAAGCTCCGCGATCCGCTGATCCTTCAGCTTCATGCGGTCATCGTGCGTGGACTTCAGCATAATCATCATGCGTCCTTTCAGAACTGAATGGCGGTGTGGGGGACGGTCCCGGCGACGATCGCGAGGACGATGGCTTTGGCGATGGGCTCTTCGACGCCGCAGGACATGATCGCCTGCTTGGCCTCACCCATGATCTTGCCGCGATGCGCGCGGTTGCGTTCGCGGGCGGCCTGCTCGTCAGCGATGCGCTTTGCTTCAGCCTGAGCAGCCCGCTCGGCAGCCAGACGGTCTGCCTCTGCCTTGGCGATCCGGTCAGCCTCTGCCTTTCGAGCAGCCTCGGCTTCATCGGCACGGCGACGCTCTGCCGCCAGCGCTTCAGCGTGCGCTTGTTCGGCAGCCTGACGCTCTGCATCGGCCTTGCGCTGGGCTTCCCGTTCCGCCGCCTGCGCCGCTTCCTGACGCACGCGATCAATACGCTCGGCTTCCGCCTTCTCGGCAGCGGCGCGGCGCTCTTCAGCAAGACGTTCTGCCTCAACCCGCTGGCGCTCGGCTTCCTCGGCGGCACGGCGCTCAGTTTCGATACGTTCCCGCTCGGCAGCTTCGGCGCGCAGGCGCTCAAGTTCCGCACGGTCCGCCTCTTCCCGAGCCAGCCGGGCATGTGCTTCCTGTAGGGTAGCGACCGCCGCATCCTTGGCTGCGATGGCGCCGTCCAGCCCGTCACGGAACACGTCGGGGTTCATGCTCAGCGAGGTCAGGTCATCAATGCGCGCCTGCACCGTCTCAGCGGTGTCAGTAAACTCGACACGCGCCATGTCAGCGATGATCGCCAGTGCCTCCTTGGCTTTGGCTTCACGCGCTTTCTCAGCCTCTTCCCAATCGGTCAGCGGCTGGCGAACCTCAGCGGCCATTCGGTCCAGCGTCTCGCGGGCATCGCGGCGAGCAGCGTCGACCACGCCGATGCGAGCACGCGCTTCCTCGTTGAGCTGCTTGCCAGCCGCATCGATCGCAGTCTTGGTGCGCGTGATCTTGAACGCCAGCGACTTGATGGCGTCGCGACCCTTGGTCGTAGTCAGGTCCGGCACATGCGCCTCGACCTCACGCTTGATATGGGCATACAGGTCGTCGCGCTTGCCCTGATCGACCAGCACGATCGCCGGGTTCTGAGCCACGATGACGGCGATCGAATTGGGCGCAGTTTCGCTAGGTGCGGCGGTAGCCATCAGAAGAACTCCGGCGAATAGAGGGGCTTGGTGTCGGCGTAACACCCGGTCACCTCGTTGCAGTCGGGGCAGAAGCAGCGGGCTTCCGTCTCGCGCGGGGCATCGCAGCCGTCGCAGCGGAACAGCACGGGCGCGGCGGGGTCATTGGCGTGGTATCCGTCGCCTCTGTCCCACGGTGCGACCTTCGACACCGGCCACGCGCACACGTCCTGCGCGGTGATTGCGGTGTGGGCGGTCACAGCTCGACACCCGCACGCTTCGCCATGTCAGCTAGCGCCGCATCGTTGCTGTCGTAAAACCGACCGGGATTGATCGGAGAACCGCTCTCACGGTAGATCAGCATCGCCGCGAGTTCGGTGTTGAACCGGTCTTCCAGCGCCTTGCCCGGCTCGCCAGCAAGCGTGACGACCCAACCTGCGCGGCAATGCGTCGTGCCGCAATGCCAAGACGACATGTCCAGCGCTTCCGGCTGGCTGGCGGCCGCGTAGACCGCCTGGTCGATCTTCTCGATGGTCGGGATAACGACCGCTTCGCCAGTGGCATCGCCAGTTTTGCCCGAGCAGCCCGAGCAGTCCGAGCAGCCCGAGCAGTACGAGCAGTACGAGCAGTACGAGCAGCCCGAGCAGTCCGAGCAGTCCGAGCAGTACGAGCAGTACGAGCAGCCCGAGCAGTCCGAGCAGCCCGAGCAGTACGAGCAGTTGACGCAATTATCGCAATCGGTCAGCGACCGTAGCGCTTTCTCGGCTGCCTCGCGCGAGCCCCAATAGCCTATGTTGTTCTTGTTGCCGCGCTGGTCGATCAGCCAGCCGTCGCGTTCGGTAATCGTCGGCATGTCCACCTCCGTTGATGGAGGTGGTGTGCATTAACTGCACAGTGCCGTCAATACATAATGTGCATCCTCTGCACACTTTTCTTCGAACGTCGCGTTCAGGGACACGCCCACGCAAAAACGCCCTCGGAAACCGAGGGCGTCAGGTTGTGTCCGTGCTCGGGAAGAGGCTAGGCGGCGAGCTGCAACGGCTGGCCCTGCCGCAAGAGCCTATCAAAAGACATATGGCGACCGCCTAGCGACAACAGGTTCAAGTTTCCCGACTGCCAATCGTCATCCTCGTCAATGACGAACAGAGGCACAATCTTGCGATGATGGTCCTCGGTTTTTCCCGCATCCAAGCCTTTGAGTACGGCGGTGGAGATCGAGGTTTGATCAGGCGTAACCGCCTCAACCACGAAGGTTTTGTCGTCAATACTAACGCCAAAATCAAACGTGTGCTGGCGGTGCAGGCCTTGCAGCGTGAAATTCGGCTTGCCCAGCGGGTACAGCTCGCGGAGCTTGTTCTGAACACGACGGTCCAGCTTTTCACGACCGGCCGTGATCGAGCGCGCCAGCATGTAATTGGCGGCACGAACCGAGGCATCCGAAAGGAATGCGATCGCGACTGCGGCATCCTTGATCTCGACCCGATCCAGCCAGATCAATCCATCGTCAGCCAAGCGGAACGGCGTGTCGGTGAACATTCGCCGCACGCCCGAAAGGCCCCGCACCTCTGCTGCGTGCCGAGCGAGCTCATCGAAGGCAGCGCCCCCATCATGGGCGGCGAGGCTGTCACCGCGCGACTGAAACTGGATGTAGACCGATCCACCTGAGGGCATGATGGCGTCGGAAAGAACGCGAGCGCCCTGATCCACCGGAGTGAATGCCCTAGCCTCGCAAATCTGGCGCTGAACCTGTTTCCAGTCCATCAGAAAAATCCTTGGTCGTATGGCCATGCCATCGGCCGCCAACGCGGAGAATCTATACCTAATTGGCTTAAAAAGAAATCAAACGCTTGGTCATGCGTGATGATTGTTGGATCGAGTCGGACTACCCGTTTCAGCTCAAAATTTTTGGGTATCCGATCAATCTTCGGCAGGTTCAGCGGCCACGGATGGAAATGCGGACCCTCGACATGCGACATCGTCCGCAGGTCCCGGTGGCCTCCTGTCATGCATAGCCGACTGACGCACCGGCTTGCCGCGATCAGGTTAATGACCAGATATGCCCGATCATTTAGAAATACGACGACGACCACCTTCAGCCCAGTGTCGATGCCTTCGCGATACACCGGGAGCGTCGCTCTGCGCTCGCTCGCTCGAGACTCACTCTCAGCCCAGCCAGGTTTAGCAGGCAGGGTGAGACCCCGGCCTGCTAATAACGCACTCAATTCGTCCCGCGTCATGGCATCTCCCGCTTGCCGATGGCGCAACGCTATAGGTCAATGCCGCTTGATCGACCCGACAACGCGCCCGTGAATGATTATATCTGTCCGGTTGACGATCTGATTTTCGACATCCGGGTTATCGCTGATGACCAGCACCTTTTCGGCATCCAAGGCGCGCAACCGCTTCACTGCGCCTAGGCCAAATAGCCAGATTGCCCAGATGCGATCCTGTGCGTTCAGGTTGACCTGATTCACGTCAACAAAGAGCAGGTCCCGGTCGTGGAGTGTCGGCTGCATGCTATCTCCGATCCCGTCTACGATCCGTAGCCTTTCGGGTGGCGTAACAGTCATGCTGCGCAGGAAGCCTATGTCGAACTCGAAGGCCTCGCTCTCAATATAGCTATCGTCCAAATCCGTGCCCGGCCCCATCGAATAGGATAGGTCCAGCCGCGTGACCGGCGCGGTTTCGCCTCCGTCGACAGACTTCATAGGAGGTTGATCTGGCGCGTGATCGATGCGCGTCGATCTCTGGGGATCGGCGTTTTCAGGCGGACTATTCGTCAGGCCTGCCCGGTACAGCATCTCATCCCGGCTAACTTTGAAGAACTTAGCTAGCGCATCGACCTGGCGAGGATCGACCCCAACCTTTCCATTTAGAAATTTGTTCACGACCGAGCGGTCTTTACCAAGGACGGCTGCCAGCGCCGCATCCTTGAAGCCCAGCTCATCCTTGCGCGCTTTGAACCACGGAATGTCCATCCCGCCCTTGTGCACCGGGCGCACATGTATGTCGTGCGCATTGTCTGCACACATAAAGCTTGACTGCTGTGCAGTATATGCACATTGTGCGTCCATGAGCACGCCCCTATCCAGCTATATGCAGCAGACAGGCGTCGATGACGCGGCCTTCGCGGCGCTCATCGGCAAGGACCGCACGGTCGTCAACCGCATTCGACGGGGGCTTGTTCGTCCCACGCTTGAGGTCGCGGCAGAGATCGAAGCCAAGACTAATGGCGCTGTCACCATGCAGAGCTGGTTTCCGTCGAAGGCATCGGCCGCATGAGCCCGACCGTCACCATCGACAAGGACAGCGAGCCGGGCAGCTGGGCGCGGCATTCGGTCCTCGCCGACCTCGCTCGCGTGAAGGTGCTGTTCCAAGCCCGCGCCATCGCTGCCGTCATCGGCACCACCCCGCCAACCCCGACCTGCGCCCGTTGCCGCGCGGTCCTGTGTGGCTGCGCAGATCACATCTGGAAAGGCTGAGACATGAACGTCGCTCTTTTCCTCACCGGCTGGCTGGTGGCCAGCGTCGCAAGTGGCTTCCTCGTCGCCCGCGCCATCCCGCCGTCCGCCAATGATCCCGTAATCGATTCCACTCATGGGGAGGCGTATACGAATGACTGACGGTCGTGTCGTTCTGCCCAATATGGACATTTCGGACGCTGAGTTCCGATCTGCCATGACGATGGGTCTGGCGCGTGCCGAACGCGCTCTCGGAGGTCAGCGCCAGTTGGCGGCCGTCATGGATTTGTCGACCCGCCAAGTTCACAAGATCATGAATGGCGGCTCGACGGACCCTAAGCGTCTGTTCGACGTCGAGAAGGTCGCACCGGGCACGCTACGTGATATCGGCGAGCTTTACGGCCTCCAGCTCACGCCGATTGAGGATGCCGATGCGGTCGCACCCGGTCGTGCCTGCGCACCGATCTGCACCCTGCTCGCCAAGATGGTCGAAGCCGAGTCCGATGGCATCGTGGATCACCGCGAGTTGCTGGACATGGAGCCGGAGCTTCGGGCGGTAAAGGCGATCATTGACCGCAAGCTGGCTCGTGCCGCTGCGTTGCGCCGTCCTACCGTTGTGGGGGCTGCCGCATGAACCCCTTCCGCTTCTTCACACGTGAGCCGTCCGCATCGGATGCATCACGTATTCTGCGTGCTCGCCAGGGCATCAACCGGGATCGTCAGCGCGCCACCACTGACGCTTTGCGTCGTGAGGTCGAAGCCGGGCGCACTGTCAGCATGGGGTGGCGAGCATGAAACCCGCATTCCAGCAAGCCCGCCTTGATGGCGCGGTCGCGGCTACCAAGCGCCAGCCTTTCCAATCCAACCCCTACCCGCTTGGCACCGAATATTCGCGCCAGTGGTCTAAGGGCTACCGGAGTGCTGAGGCATGAACGGCTTCTGCACCGATTGCACCGCGCCGCTGGGCAAACTGAATAAGAGCGGGTTCTGTCGTTCCTGCGGCTCCAAGCGCCGCTATGCCGATCCAGTCTACAAGGCTCAATGGCAGGCAAAGCTTACTGCTAAGATGGAAGACCCGGAATTTCGGGCTGTGCGTTCGCAGATGATGAAGGATCGCTACGCGGATCCGGAAGCGCGGCGCAAAGTCAGTGAGGCTAAGAAGCAGTCTTTCCGAGACAATCCGGAGATGGCGCAGGCTCACCGCGAACGTGCCGGTCAGAATTTCAGCCAGTGGCACAAGGACACTGATCGCGACTGGTCGACTTGGGCCAAAGACCAAGCGGCGCAACGCCTCGCCAGGCAATTCGCATGGTGCCCCGACGATCGTCGCGAAGAATACCGGCGATTGGTCAAAGGCGGCATGCGCGCCGCTGAGGCTCGCGGCATCATCGAACGGGACATGGCGGTCCAAGAGCGCCGTCGCCTCCGGGAACTGAGCCCGTTCGAGCGGCAGATGGCCCTGCTCAATTCCGGCAGCAAGCTGGTCGAGATCCACCGCAAATCAAAAGCTGAACCAGCCTTCACGCTGGGCGGCGTCGCCACAGGGAGCCTGTAATGTCGAACGTTTCCAACGTCGCAGCCGATGAGCTGCGCCTGCTGATCGAGCGCGTCGAGCGTCTGGAAGAAGAGAAGAAGGGCATCTCGGACGACATCAAGGATGTTCATGCCGAGGCCAAGGCTCGCGGGTACGACCCAAAGGCGATCAAGAAGATCGTCGCGCTACGCAAAAAGAAGCGCGAGGCGGTTCAGGAAGAGCAGGCAATCCTTGAGACGTACCTGTCTGCCCTCGGCATGCAGTACGCACTGCTGTGACTCTCGTGGCGTCCTTTACGGTTGACGGCGCGCCGGTTCCGAAGGGACGGCCGCGCCTGTCAACACGCGGCGGATTTGCCCGGACCTACACCCCGGCAAAGACCCGCACGTTTGAGAACATTGTTCGCAAGGCTGCCCAGGACGCCATGGCCGATCTGTCGGCGTATGGCGGGCCGGTCGAACTGGAAGCGCATTTCAGCCTGCCTATCCCGAAGTCATGGCCCAAGCGCGATCGCTCGCTGGCAATCGACGGCAAGATCCAGGCGGATGGTGGCCCTCGTGGTGGTGGCGACCTCGACAATTACCTCAAGGCCGTCACTGATGGCATGAACGGCGTCGTCTTCACTGACGACTGCCAGATCGTGCGTGTGATCGCTACCAAGCGCTATGGCGAAGAGCCTGGTGCCTGCGTGAGCGTGAGGGCCCTGTGAGCGTCCCGGCGTATAACTGGCGGGTCCAGCCCGAAATTCACGCACTGCGTGAGAAGGGCGATGCTGCCCATTTCGGTGCTTGGGCCACGATTATGTACGGCCGCTTCGCCATAGCGCGTCGCGTCGACATGGACAGCTATACGCCGGAAGAATTCGACCAGACCAGCGCTCTGATTGACGCGCGGCTGAACGATCATGGCGAACCGCCTCTGGCGTTCGTCCGGTGCTGGATTTTCGACATGGTGGATACCTACCAGTGGCTTGCTGACCATGAGGAAGCGGCTGCGCGTCGTCTGTATTGCGCGGAGTTGGTCAAGGTCCTGCGTGGCCTGTGGAAGCGCTATGCGCTGCCGGTGGCGGCATGATTGATCCCGCCGTCTTCCGCGCCATGGTCGCCAATGGTGCCACCCCTGAAATGCTGCTTGCTGTGGTCGAGGCTGCGGCTGCGCGTCAGATCCCTTGGGCAAAGCTTCGCATCATGGCGTTCGAGCGCGACGGGGAGCGGTGCGCATACTGCGGTGACGGCGACGGCCCCTTCGAAGTCGATCACATCATCCCCCGTATCCGGGGCGGTGAAAACACGCTTGATAATGTCTGCGTCGCTTGCCGGTCTTGCAACCGCTCAAAGCGCCATTGGGATGCACCTAGAAAGGCGCGCGCATGAGCGTCATCGCGACAGCCGTAAAGCATTTGCTCGCTGCTGGTGTGACCGGGGATGCCTTGGTCGCAGCAATTGCGGAGATGGAGGCAGCGCAGCCGAAGGATGCTGCCGCAGAAAAGCGGCGTGCTTGGGATCGCGAGCGTAAGCGGGCTGCCAAGGCTGCAAATTCCACCGGAATTCCACTGGAATCCGCGGAATCCGTGGAAAGTGGGAATGCCCCTCCCTCCCCCTCCCCCCTTCCTTCCCCCTGCACCCCCAACCAACCCCCCGCCCCCACCCACCCGGTATATATACCCCGCGTGCGCGAGGACGACCGGGTTTCGGAGGCAGTGGACCTCTGGAACGCCATGGCCAGCCGAACCGGCCTGAGCCGGGTGAGCAAGCTGACCGAGGATCGCCGGAAGAAAATCCGCGCCCGCCTTGCCGACGCCAGTTGGGAGCAATTCACCGAGGCCATCGCGGCGGTCGAACGATCCCCGTTCTGCCGAGGCGACAGCACGGACGGATGGCGAGCCGACTTCGATTTTCTCCTTCAGCCCAAAAGCTTCAACCGCTTGATCGAGGGTAGTTATGACCGAGCATCATCACGAAACGGAACGGCCCAGCGTATGGGCGGAAACGGTGGGTCAGGTGGCTCGCCGGGCGGAAGGAGCACGCCTCTCGACGCCGCTGAACGCTGGCTCGCACGCCGTGCTGCCCAGTGAGCAAGAATTCATTTCGATCATCACGCCGTGCTTCAGCCTGGTCGCACCGGTCGGCATGACTGGCGATGCTCAAGACATCTGGCTGGAAAGCGCCACAATCGCCCTGGCTGACATCCCGGTCGACCTGCTGCGCGCTGGCGCCAAGGCGGCAATGTCGACGGCCGATCATCCGTCAAAGATCGTTCCCGCGATCATCAAGGAAGTTGACCGGCTTCGCGCCTCGCACAACCGCACGGCATCTAACCGCGTGTGGGATGGGGCGGACAATGCTCCAAACATCTTGCCTGCGCCTGGCGGTGAGCGCCCGACCTCTGATGAAGTCGACGCCATCTGCAAGCAATTCTCGGTTGGTCGGTATTCGAAGGCTGCGGACACGACGACCGGACGGCCCGCGCCGATGTCGCTGGATCCTGATCGCCCTTGCCGCAAGCCGACCCGTGCCGATTATCTGGCGATGGGGATCAGCGCGGAAGTGCTCGACGCGATCGAGGCTGAGGAAGCCGCAAAGAAGCGCGCTGAGAAGGGCATCGCGGCGTGAGCCTGATGAAGCTCATCCTCGACACGATGAAGCGCAAGGACATCCGCCTTGCCGCCGTGCAGCGCCCCGACGCCGCAGCCAAGCACTACGGCCTCTCGCCCGAGACGGTCGGATTTTACCTCAAGATGATGGGAGAGTGACGTGACGGATTGGATCGCACCGAAAAGCATCGGCGACATGCCAGCCAAGCCCGGTGTCGCCCGGTACGAGTATGTCGAGTGTCTGGTGTTGTACAAAGGCGACCTACTAACGCGGCCGTGGAACTGCGAACATCAGGTATTCGATGACGAGCACCAGGACGATTTCTTCTGCGAGTGGGATGCCGTCACAGCTTATCGCGTGATCGGGCATGAGCGTGGCCTAGCTCTGAAAGCTGCGGCCGTCTCCCTCCCCACCAGCGAGGAGGCGGGGGCGTGAGCAAGGCTGACAAGCGCAAACGCCGTGCTGTTCAAGCTGCTGCTGGTCGTCTGACTGACCTGCAATGGAGTCATGTTCGGCAGTCGTCTTTCATCGTTGGAGCCGGTTACTTGGTGGACCGCCGATTGCGGCTGCCATCCGATATGGTCGAGCCGTACAGCCCCGCAAAAGTCCGCCTCACCGACCCTTTCGGCATTGCCGTGCGGGATGCGGTGATCCGGGATGCAACCCGTGGAGACGCAGCATGAGCGACGACCTGAGCAAGGTGGAGGCGGCACAATGAACGCGCTTATGACTGTCCTGCCTCCGAGCGTATCTGACATAACTGGGTTTCAGTCATGGGTGGCAGAGGGCAAACGGCTGCTCGCTGATCGTGAAAAAGCCAGCTGGCTTTTGGCTGACTGGCTGAATGTTGGGCTTGAACGCTTTGTTGATCAGGCGGGGTTCGACTTCCTGGCCGACGAGCTGGGCATCGCACCGAAGGCGCTGAAGTCGGCTGCCAAGGTGGCGGCAGCCTTCCCACCGCACATGAGGGACACGGCGTTGACGTTCCAGCATCATGAGGCGGTGGCCACGCTACCGGCCGATGAGGCGCTGCGTGTGCTGAAGGACGCAAAGGCTGGTCACCTCGACCCCCGCGAAACCCGCATTGCCGCGATCGAACACAAGGCTGCGATCGAGCAGCGGCTGCCGATGGAAGACGACGATCCTGCGCACCGACAGCTGACCACGATCCAGCACGCCTGGAACCGCGCGACAAAGTCGGTCCGCCTCGAATTTCTGGAACTCGCAACGGAGGCCAATGGTGGCCTCATCGACGCCTAAGGGAAGGTGATATGACGTTGATGCTCGGACAATCGACCAAGGCCCCATTGCCGCTACCCGGTGAGCCCGGTGAGTTTGCGACCACATTCATCAAAGGCGGCTGGCGTAAGCTGGAGCGGGTCTATGGCGCGCGGACCGACCGGCTTGTGGCGTGGATGGCCATGGCGGGTGGATCGGCGCTGGATGAGGCTCGTGAGGTCTACCGCAAGACTGGGCAGGTGGTGTTGCCGGGGGTGGTGTCGTGACCCCCAAGCAACAGCGGTTCTACGTGTACCGCCTTGTTGACCCACGAGACGACCAGCCGTTCTATATCGGCAAGGGGACGGGGCGCCGTGCCTATACCCATGCTGCGAATGTTCGTCGCGGCGTCATCGATAATGGTGCCAAATGCCGTAGGATCGCCGAGATAATTGCGGGTGGACAAAATGTCCGCGTGGATTTCGTGGCTGTCGATCTAAGTGAGGCAGATGCCTTCGCAATGGAGCGCGGTTTGATTGCGGACGGGGTCGGGCTTACCAATATCGCTGGAGGCACGGTGTCTTCAACCGAAGCACAAGCAGAACGCATTGCTCTCAACATCGCGGCGATCAAGCCATATGATTATTGGATTGATACAATACCACAGGCTACGATCGCGCTTGTTGAACGGGTGTGGGGTGATACAAAATCATTCTATGATTGGTATGTTGGAGCTTGGGCTAAGCTTGCCAAAGATCCTCGCCAGACGGTGGTGCTTCCATGATCTATTCTGAAGAGATCGCGGACAAAATCTGCGACGCATTGGCTGACGCACGTAGCCTTCGGTCCATCTGCAGCGACGAGGGCATGCCGTCGCAGTCGACCGTTTTCCGTTGGTTGGCGGATGAGCGTTTCGCCGACTTCCGGGAGCGTTACGCGCGTGCGCGCGAGGCCCAGGCTGACGCCCTGTTTGACGAGATGCTGGACATCGCTGACGACGGTTCGAACGACTGGATGGAACGGCGCCGGGAAGACGGATCGACCGAGGAGATCCTGAACCACGAGCATATTCAGCGGTCGAAACTACGCATCGAGGCTCGCAAGTGGATGGCCGGTAAATTGCGGCCGAAGGTCTATGGCGACAAGATCGAGCACGAGCACACGGGCGGCGTCGCCATCACCGTCAACAGCGAAGATGCGGGGCTGTAATGACCTCAAATTTGCCAGTTGTTTCTAGCGATAACATGGTTTCTCGCTAGATAGATGGCGGCCCAATTAACCCCCCGCCAGCGCGACGCTAACCGCCTGCTGGCATCCGAAGCGGGCAATATCATGCTGCGTGGCGGATCGCGATCGGGCAAAACCTTCCTACTGGTAAGGGCGATCCTTCAACGCGCTATCAACGCCCCCGGTAGCCGTCATGCGATCTGGCGTTTCCGCTTCAACCACGCGAAGACGTCGATCTGGTCCGACACGATGCCCAAGGTGCTGAAGCTGTGCTTCCCGACCCTGCGCGTGTCGTGGAACCGCACCGATTTCTATGTCGAGTTGCCGAACGGCTCGCAGATCTGGATTGGCGGCCTAGACGACAAGGAACGCGTGGAGAAGGTGCTCGGTCAGGAGTTTGCCACCCTGTATTTCAACGAGTCATCCCAGATAGCATGGGGCTCGGTCGAAATGGCGATGTCGCGTCTTGCGCAGAACGTCGAGCTTGCGCCTGAGATCGCGGCTGCAACTGGCCGGACGCACCTCGCGCTCAAGGCCTATTTCGACTGCAACCCGCCGTCTAAGCTGCACTGGAGCTACGTGGTCTTCCGCTCGAAGATGAAGCCCGGCACCAAGGAGAAGCTGCCCAACCCGGACGATTACGTCGAGATGCAGCTCAACCCGCGCGACAACAGCCAGAACCTACCGGCCAAATACTTCGAAATCCTCGCCAGCATGTCCGCTGCGCAGCGATTGCGCTTCGAGGCAGGGGAATGGGCCTCGGAGGTCGCAGGCGCTCTGTGGGCGCTTGAGGATCGAACGGCGGAGGATGGCCGCGAGATACCCGGCATCGATCGGACACGCATCACGGCGGCCCAGAAGCCGACGATGCAGCGGATCGTCGTGGCGGTCGACCCCAGCGGCACCAAGGGCGACGGCAAGGGAGACGACATCGGCATCATCGTCGCTGGACTGGGCGTGGATGGCCGTGCCTATGTGCTGGAGGATGCAACCTGCAACATGAGCCCGGAAGGCTGGGCGCGGCGCGCGGTTGACCTGTACAAGCGATACGACGCCGACCGGATCATTGCCGAGCGTAACTATGGCGGCGCAATGGTGCAGGCGATCATCAACACCGTCGACCGGCAGGCCAGCTTCAAGGAGGTGACGGCGACGCGTGGCAAGGTCATTCGCGCCGAGCCGATCGCCGCGCTGTACGAGCAGGGCAAGGTCAGCCACGTTGGCGACTTCCCCGATCTTGAGGACCAGATGAGCAATTTTACGCCGTCTGGCTATGTCGGGGACGGATCACCTGACCGGGCCGACGCGCTGGTGTGGGCGCTGACAGAATTGATGCTCGGTAAGACACGCCACACTACCGGGGGGCTGCTCTAACGGCGGTAACTGCGGCCTGCCCGCCACCATAGCCCATCACCATGGCGTGGATCACCGACAGCCTCACGAATGCCATTGCGTTCGCATCCCGCCTCAACCCGTTCGCGGGCCGTCAGGGTATTCTTCCCAGCGTTTTCAGCCATCAGCTGGCGCTCGCGGCCTATATGGAGTCCGGTCTTCTTCGTAAGATCATTCAGATCCCGGCCGCTGACCGCACGCAGAAATGGCGCGATTGGCAGGCCGATAAGAAGACGATCGCGGCCGTGGAGAAAGAGGAAAAGCGTCTCGGGCTGCGTGCCAAGGTCAAGCAGGCTGAGGTGCTTCGTGGTGTAGGTGGCGGTGCGCTCATCATCGTCACGGCGGGCAGTCACGACCAGCCCCTGACGCCGGAAATGGTCAGCGAGGGCGGCATTGTCGCAATCAATGTGGCGTCGCGCTGGGAAATCAGCGCCCGCGACTTCGATACCAATCTTGCATCTCCCACCTATCGCCAGCCGGGGATGTTCCAAATAAACGGCGCGACGGGCAGCGAGGACCGCATCCACCCGAGCCGCGTCATCTGTTTCCGTGGCGAGCCCGTCCCGGCTGGCGGCGCAATCAGCGATGAGGACGCGTTCTGGGGCGATTGCCGCCTGCTCCGCGTTTTTAAGGAGGTGCAGAACAGCGACCAAGCGCAGCAATGGTTTGTGCAGCTGGTCCGCAAGGCAAAGCTCCTGCGCATCGGCATCCCTGACTTGCTCGACCTCGTGGCTACCGAGGCAGGCAGGCAGCAGCTCAATGAGCGCGTCGCGCTGATCGCGACCGGGGAAAGCAGCCTGAACGCGACAGTTTATCGCTCAGGTACTGGCGCTGATGATCCTGGCGAAAAAATTGACGATTACCAGATCAACTGGTCAGGCATCCCGGCCTATCTCGACACGCTGGACAAGCGCGCGGCGGCCGTGGCTGACATCCCGGTCACTCGCCTGTTTGGCACCTCGCCTGGCGGCATGAACGCCACGGGCGAGCATGACCTTGCCAACTGGTGGGACGCCATTGGTGACGGTCAGGAGAACGAAACCCGCCCCTGCCTTGAGGTGCTGGATCCGTTGCTTCTGCGCTCGGCTGGCGTGGCCAAGCCGGATGACGTGTGGTGGGTCTGGGCGCCGCTCCGCAAGCCGACCGAGAAGGAAGAGGCTGAGACTTTCGACCTGCTCATGGATGCGATCGGCAAGCTGATTGATAGCGGGCTTGTGCCTCAGGAGGCACTGGCTCGGGCCGTCCAGAACCTGATCGAAGAGCGCGGCTACATGCCCGGCCTTGCCGACGCGCTCGCAAAGCTACCCGAAGACATCCGGTTCGGGCTCGACCCCGAAGACGACGGGAGCGACCCGTCTGCTATTCAAGCGAAGGGAGGTGATCCAGAATCTCAGGCGACGGCGGGTGGCGATGGAAGCGCCCCCGCGCGTCGTGCTGCCAATGATGCTCAGGCATTGATCGACGCGGCAGCCGAAAGTGGCCTTGATCCTGCGATTATTGAGCAGATGCGCAACATTGCCGCCCGTCGTGCCCAAGGAGATGAGTGATGGCCAATCTTGACGTTAAGCTGGTAGCCATGCAGCGTCCGTGGTTCATGCGTGCGATTTGGGCGCTGTATCTTGTGACGTTGGCTTGCAACAAAGTGTCGCCTCGTTTAGCTGAATACGTCCGCGAACGCGGCGTCTCGCTCCTTGCCCGGTATGGTTGGAAGCTGACGGTCAAGTGACCTGTCGCGACATCGAAGCGTGATCCGTGCGGTTCAATCTCGCAGACCTCGCGAAAGGCGCACGAAACCGGCGCCGGAAAGCCGTCACATTCCGGGATATCCGGCCCCCTTCCACCTTCGCGACAAACCTCTACGCAGCAGTCTACGCCCCTGTCGTAGCCATCTGGACGCGCCGCACTGACGCGATCCTGGCGGAATACGAGCGCAGCCTTTCCGCGCTGACGACGGACGCGGCTGGCGACATCAACAACGAGCTGGATCAGGCGGAGAACGAATTCCTACGCCTCGTGCTGTCGCTACGTGTGGCGATGAGCGATTGGCTATTCAAGGTTGAGAAATGGGAGCGGTCGAAGTTCATTGGCGCAACGCTTGCAGCCACGGATGTCGATCTTTCCACGATGCTGACCAGCAATGATGTGAGCCAGCCACTGTCGGAGGTGCTGGAATGGAACGTCAGCTTAGTCCGGGACATCAACAGCCAAGCGCGCCAGAGGATCGCGACAGCCGTCTTCAATGGCCTCCGTTCCCGCAGCCCTGCTCGCGATGTCGCTGCCGAAATCCGAAAAGCGACGGGCATGGCGCGCGACCGCAGTTTACGCGTGGCAGCGGACCAATTGCAAAAGACCACTGCGAGGTTGGCGCAGGCCCGAGCCGAGCAAGCAGGCATAACGAAATATGTCTGGGTCCATTCAAGAAAGGCCCATCCTCGACAGAACCATGTCGAGCGTGATGGTAAGATCTTTGAATGGTCTGATCCACCCGCAGATGGACCACCCGGAACCCAGCCTTACTGCGGCTGTAGGGCAAGGGCGTACTTGGAGTGGCTGGAAGAATAGTGTATGAAATTCGGGCCGGAAAGGTGGTGGAACACCCGACCGGCCCTGACCTAAACCGCTATTGGAGTAGCGAAATGGCTGTGAATCCTTTAAACGAAGCACTTGATGGTGTCATCAAATTTGGCAGGTTAACTGTTCTGAGGGAAGCCGAGCCTAAAGTATACGGACGAAAGAAGCACAGGCAGGTATATGCCCGCTGCGATTGCGACTCGGTGATCATCGTTTCCATCAATCAGCTGAGGAAAAATGGTGCACGAAGCACGAAATCCTGCGGGTGTTTGCGCGTTGATCAGGCTAAGAATGGCGACCTGAAAATTACCCACGGCCATGCGAGAGCGGGTGCGCCAAGCCCTGAATATAGAACATGGCAATCAATGAAGACCCGTTGCGGCAACCCAAAACACCCCAAATATGCCAATTATGGCGGACGAGGCATCACGGTCTGCCAGGAATGGGCAGGCTCTTTTGAGCAATTTCTGGCGGATATGGGCAAGAAGCCACACCCCAGAATGTCAATTGATAGGATTGATAACGAACAAGGCTACAAGCCCGGTAATTGCCGATGGGCTACCTATAAAGAGCAATCAGCCAATCAAAGGCGTTGACGGCGGTAAATAGCAGGCGGGCTTTCGGCGTAACCACGTAATGTGTTGTTTTCTGACGCCCTGACGCTCGACGCCCCCCGCCCGCTGCAAGGCGGTGCTTTGGCTGTCCGCGCACGAGCCGCCCGAACCGGCGTGTACCAGTATGCCGGTCGCGAGATCGACCCAGACAACACGCATGGGCTTCGGGATACGGCAGTCGTCAACGTGCTGCGCGACGAAAGCGAGGTCTTTGACGAACGCGCCGTCCGCAGCTTCATCGGCAAGCCCATTACCGACGATCACCCGTCGCAGCCCGTCACCGCTGATAATTGGCGGACGCACGCGCGCGGGACGATCATGGGCGCGATGCGTGATGGCGAATATCTCGCCTTCGACCTGATGCTGACTGACGCCCCCACCGTGGCGAAGGTCAATGCGGGCAAGCGCGAACTGTCCAACGGCTATGCCTGCGACGTCGAGTTTGGCGACTTCACTGCGGCTGACGGCACCAAGTGCGCGGCACGTCAGACCAACATAACCGGCAACCACATCGCGTTGGTGGATCGCGGGCGCGCAGGGCCAACCTGCCGCATCGGCGATGCCGCGATCTGCGACGCGTTGCCTATCGCGTTGGAGGATGGAGCGAAAGAGGCCGCCGCATGGCTCAAGAAGGCCATAGCGCTCCACGAGAAACACATGAACGGCTCTGCCCCGACTACCGGCAAAGAGGGCGAGAAGAGTCAGATGCTCATGATGGAGCAGATGAAAAACGCGCTCGCTGAACTTGAGGGCGGCGGCATGAAGTCCGGCATGAAGATGGACTGTTACCCCTTCCACATTCACGACCAGGAGAAGCCCGTGAAGACCATGTTAATCGACGGGCTGACCGTCGACATGGCGAACGCCGATACGGCAATCGCCACCGTACAGACGCTGATCGCCGCTCGTGATGCTGCGACCGGCAAGGTCACCAACCTGGAAGCCCAGGCCGTTACCGACGCCGCCACGCTGGTCGCCAAGGACGCGGAAATCGCCAAGCTGAAGAAGGACCTGGCAGACGCCAAGCCAACGCTTCAGCAGCTTCGCGACGCGGGCAAGGCGTTCGCGGTCATCGAAGCCAAGGCTAAGGCCAATGGTGTGACCGTCACCGACGCGATGGACGAGGCAGCAATCATGAAGGCGGTCGTGGACAAGGCCATGCCGGGCAACGCCTACGAAGGCGAGCATGTCCGCATCGCGTTCGACGCGCTGACCAAGGACACGAAGGTCGATCAGCAGCAGGTCCAGCCGATCGGCGCGCCCGCTCAGGTCACCGACGCGGCGAGCGAATATCTCAAGGATCGAGCCCAGCAGCGGGCAGATCTGTCGTCGGCTTGGAAGAAGCCGTTCAACGCTGCCGACGCGGCATAAGGAGGGGGAAGAGACATGCCCATCACCGTTCAGGACACGTATCTCACCGACTATGCCCAGGGCTTCCCCGGCATGTTGGCGGATGGCAACACCCAGTCCCGCCCGACCGCAATCGCCGCAGACGCGGCCGGTATCGCGTTCGGCAAGGCCGTTTTCTCGACCGGCGTCGGCAAGCAGGTCACGGCGACCCCCGGCACGAAGTTCAAGGGCATCGTGATCGCGGACATTGGCGTCGTTCCCGGCCTGACCGGTACGGCGGACGTTCACCCGCAGTATGGCACCATGTCGCTGCTCGATCAGGGCACGATCTGGGTCGTCGCGGGCAGCAACACGACCAAGGACGCGGCGGCCTATGTGACCGCAGCGGGCGCGTTCACCACGACCGCAACCGGCAACACCGCCATTCCGGCAACTTTCACCGATGCGGTGTCGAGCGGTGCCCCCGTCCGCCTGCGCGTCGTGCAGCAGTAAGAGGGGGCTGAACCATGTACGCACCGAACATCATCAATCTGGGCGACGCGGCCCGCTCGTTTGGCGTGGCACCCACGCTGGACCTGCATGACGCGCAGCAGGTCGTCGGCTTCGCTCAGCCGGCGCTCTATCGCACGCACAAGTTCATCGGTCAGAAGTATCCGAGCTTCGATTATGCCGGGCTTGTTCCGGTCAACACCGATGGCGATATGTGGGACGTCGGCACGCTGGTCTATTCCGGCGATGTCGCGGGCAAGGCGGAATATCTGGGCGGCAAGGCCTTCGACGTTCCGAACGCGTCGATCAACTTCAACCAGGGCGTGACGCAGTTCCACTTGGCGGGCGTCGGCTATGAGCTGTCGCGCCGTGAGGTCGAGCGCTTCGCTCGCATGGTCGCGCAGAACCCCGGTGTCAGCGAAGGCGGCTCCAACCTCGCCGAACGCAAGGCGTCGGCCGCGCGCATGATCGCCGAGAAGTTCATCTACGATCGCGTCATCCGTGGCGACACGGGCGAGAAGAACTTTCGGGGCATGATCAACCAGACGGTCGTCCCGACCGCCCCTGCGCCGTTTGGTAATTGGGGGACCGCGACGGCTGATCAAATGTCGGCGGACACCGACGCTGCTCTGACGGATGTGTACGTCAACAGCCGCGAAACCGCGCTCGCCAATGCCGTGCTGTTCCCGACCAGCAAGTTCCTCATCGCCAACCGCACGCGTATGCCTAATACGGATCAATCGATCCTCAAGTATATCAGCGAGAACAACGCATACACGGCTATCAGTAAGCAGCCGCTCGATATTCGTCCGAGCCGCGAGCTGGAAACGGCGGGCGCTGGCGGCACTGGGCGCATCGTCGCCTACGAGAAGAATCCCGACAACATGGAGTTCTTCCTGCCAGGCATGTTCGAGTTCATGCCGCTGTTCCAGACCTCGTCCATGACCTGGCGTGTCGACGGCGTGATGAACGTCGGTCAGTTCGAGCTCTATCGTCCGAAGACGATGAGCTACCGCGACAACATCTAAGGGAGCCGGATCATGAAGAAGACCAACTATCAGCCCGGCCCCCGTGGCATCAATCTGGCGTCGGGTGGCACCTATTGGGTGGAGCCGGGCCAGAGCGTGACGATCACTGCCAAGGATAAGGACGGCGCTCAGCACATCGAGACTGAGGGCGGCGACAAGATCGAAATCAAGGGCGACATTCCCGATTTCGGCCGCAAGGTCGACGCCGAAGCGGATGCTGCTGCCAGCGATCGGGTCGAGGCGCTGACCGCCGAGAACGCCGACCTCAAGGCTCAGGTGGCGGCACTCCAGGCCGATCTGGAGAAGGCGACCAAGCCGGCCAAGTAACCCCTGCCGGGTTTCTCCCCAGCCTCATGGCCGCTGCTTTCGGGCGGCGGCCTTTTTGTTGCGGCGATGGCCTGAACGTCCGCGACGTCATTCGCCTGTAACGGCGGTACAGCCCGCCACCCCGTAGCCGCATGGAGGCAGTATGGCGCTCAATGCTCTCACCCTCTCCACCACCCAGGGCGTGCAGGGCCGCCCGTTCCAAGCGGCTATCTCCGGTCTGACGACGGGGAAGGTTGAGGTTCTGGGGGATGCGTCTCCCGGCTTCTCGGTGGTTAACGGCAACTTGATGTCGCAGGGCCTGCCCTATCCGGTTTCGACCGTCGCTCTGCGGGAGTACGAGCCAGGCGTTGGGGTTGGGTACCGGGACACGCGAATCGAGATCGTCGCGGCCAGCCAGGCCAGTCTGATGGCTCAGGCGTTGGCGGCGATCGGTGTCGGGCGCAAGCTGGCGCGCTATCGTGTGGCAGGAACGCGCCAGCCAGACGGCTCCATTGCCTATTCGGTGGTCGTAGAAGATGATCTGGGCGCGACCGTCCCGCAGCCCGTGGGATCGGTGACGCCTACCCCCACCCCTATTCCGTCCCCGACCTTGAACGGCGTCGTTCCTTCCTACGGCTTGGTCAGCGCGACGGCGGATGGTTCGACCGGGCAGACCTATACGCTCAACGCGGCCTGGACCAATGTGCAGTGGTATCGCATGAAGCTGGCGAGCCCCGTCAGCTTCACCGCTATTCCTGGCGCGACCAGTGCGACTTACGTGTCCCAAGCGGCAGATGAAGGGTATCGCCTCGCGGTCGCTGGCGTCGAGAGCGGAGCAAACAGGGCAGCGAAGTCCTATCATGTCGTGCTGCCCCCGCCCGTCATCCTCGAAGACTTCGAGAGCCTGACCAACTGGACTGCGGCCAATGGTGCCGACGTGCAGCTTGCGACCGATAGCCCGGCCTATGGCACCAAGCGCCTTCAGGTCACGTCGACCGGCACGGTTGGCGCGACCGCCACCAAGAACGACATCGGCAGCTTCGACACCAGCCTGCTCGGCACCATCGCCGTGCTGGGCGACGTCGGTATGGATGCGGGTCGCCAGACGGGCGGAATGTCGGTCGTGCTGAAGCGCTTCGGCGCTTTGCAGGCGGGGCCGACGTTCGGGACGCTGTACGAGACGCCGTCGCCGCTGCTCATGGGTAAGCTGTGGGGCGCAATGCACGTCTCGGACAACGCATCGCTCAACTCGCCTGGCGGGGGCACGGTGGGCCTGGTCGTCGGCCCGACCGGCGACATCCCGCATTCGAAGGTGACGAAGTTCGACGCGCTGCTTGGCAAGGCGGGTGGCCGTGCGACGATCGCCATCGTCTTTGATGACCTGAAGATCACCCAGTACACCTTCGCCTATCCCCTGATGAAGTCGCTTGGCATACCGGGCGGTATCAATTTTGTCGGGACGACGAGTTCGAATTCCTCCGCGTTCGACATGCCGAAGATCCGCGAGGTGTATGCGGATGGCTGGGACGTCAATCTCGACAGCACGTACAACGACAACATCACCAGTTCGTTCGGTACGTGTAGGCGCTCGCAATCGTAGCAGCCTCTGCTCGCAAACGGAGCGAATTTCTGCCCAGATTGCCTGACAGTGGGTGGGCCAGCCTGCTCATGTTAAATGACAATGTGCTCGCCATCATCCGCGCCTG